ATCAAATGCTTGGCGTATTGTTCAATCAAATGATTTTATCTTTGATGCTAATGGTATTGATACTAACTCATTGGGTAAAAAGGTCTTTGGACAACGCCCTGACCTCATTATTCTTGATGATATCGAAAAGGGTGAAAAGAATTACTCAGAATATCAAGCAGGACAGCAATTAAGAACAGTATTTGATGATATTGCTCCTATGAATATCTATGCTCGTATGCTTATTGTGGGAACAACTACTATGCCTAATTCTATTATGGATCAATGCCGTAAATATGCTGAGGGCATTATAGAACCTGATTTAAAGTGGATTGAAGAGCAGAATGTAAAGGTACACTACTATCCCGCTATTATGGCCAATGATGATGGCTCAGAACGCTCTGTATGGCCTGAGAAATGGCCTATAGAATGGTTACAAAGCCAGCGTCACCTTCGTGACTTTGCTAAAAACTATATGAATAAGCCTGTAAACCTAGATGGAACATTTTGGGCTAATGAAGATATAATAATTGATGAAGCAGAAGAATATGGAAATACAGCTATCTTTATAGATCCTGCTGTAACTAAGAATAAAGTTTCTGACTATACAGGTATTGCTGTATTGTCCAGAGGTATAAAAGATGACAAAGAGTATATTTATGTAAGAGAAGCACAAGGCGTTAAAATGTCTCCACAAGATTTGCGTGAGAGAGTAGCCTTGCTAATAGATTTGTATGATGCTGGAGTCATACATGTAGAAACAAACCAGGGCGGTGATCTATGGAAGGATGTATTTAAAGGACTTCCTGCCAAATATAGATCTAAGCATGAGAAACAATCTAAGCAAATCAGAGCAGGTAAGGCTCTAAATTATTACCAGCAAGGGAAAATTAGACATACTGCACATTTCCCAATGCTTGAAGAACAAATGTGGGCATTCCCAAAGGTTGCCAACGATGACGTTCTTGATGCAGTCGTAGGCGGAATACTTTATTTCCTTGATAACAAGGCTAAAAAGGTAGAAGTCAAGCAATTAAATTACATGAGGAGCTAATATGGCAGATATCAATAATGCTTTATCGTTGATTGTGGAACGTAGACCACATTATGAGAAGGCAGAAGCATATTATGACGGAACAGAACAAGAAAAATTCCTTCATAAGCGTTGGAATCGTATCTTTCGGGCGGAAGGTATAGATTTTAAATTTAATTTTACAAGAACAGTAGTAGATTCAGTACTAAATAGACTAGAAATAGCAAATATTCAATCTACAACTGAAGAAGCAAACAATGTTCTTATGCAAATATGGGAGCAGAACGATTTACTCCTTGATCAAGATGAAATTCATAAGAGAGCATTGACATATGGTGATTGCTATGCAATTGTTTGGCCAGATATGAATGGCCAGGTGTCAATTGATTATAATTCACCACTAAATACAGTAATTATATATGATGAAGAAAATCCAAGAATCAAGAAATATGCAGTAAAGGTATGGGAGTCAACATCACCACTTGGACTAAAGACTCTTAGAATGAATGCATATTATGCAGATAGAATTGAGAAATATGAGACAGTTGGATCAAGCGAAATGATTCATTTGTCTTCTTCTACTGTATTTAATCTAATTGAAGTAGTAGAAAATCCATGGGGAGTAGTTCCAGTATTCCATTTCCGCACAGAAAAGCAATATGGAAGACCAGAGCACCTAGATGCATATGGCCCACAGGATGCAATTAATAAACTTATCTCAACTCACATGTACACAGTTGATTATCAGGGTGCTCCACAGCGTTGGGCATTGTCAAATGGTGGAAATGATGCAGAATATGAAGATTTCCAGGATGATTCATCAAGAAGAGACAATCTTGGTACATTGCAGAATGGCCCAGGACAACTTTGGTATCTAAAGGGTGTAGATAAGGTTGGAGAATTCTCTCCAGCAGATCACAGAGCATTCACAGAGCCTGCTAAGGAATATATTCGTTCTATGGCATCTCTAACAAGCACACCTTTGCATTATTTTGAGAAGACAGGTAATGTTCCATCAGGTGAAGCACTTAGAACTGCTGAAGCACCATTGCTAAAGAAAGTTCATGATCGTCAGCAATCATTTGGAACTGCTTGGAGAGATCTATTTAGATTTGTTCTTGAAGTAGAAGGCATTACTGCAGATGTAATGGTTAAATGGAAGCAAGTAGAATCAATTGATAGCCTAGATGAGTGGGAAGTTGCAATTAAGAAGAAGCTGGTAGGTATGCCAGTAGAGCAAATCCTTCTTGAGCTAGGATATGATGAAGAATTAGCAAGACAGTTAGCAGAATTAGCAAATACTGCTCCTGGACTTGTACAAAATACAAATACAACTAATCTCATAAGAGAACAGAACGCCCAAGCGGCAGAATAGAGGAAATAAATGGAAGAGACAAACGAAATTGCAGTGGACGCTGAAATTCGTGACCCAAAGGCAGTACTAGATGCTTTGGATAGAGCCAAGAAGGAAGCTAAGGCTTTCAGAATGGAAAAAGAAGAATTAGCGAGTCAGCTAGAGTCCACAAGCAGCAAACTAGAGAGCCTGAAGTCAGGTCTCATAGGTCAGAAGGCGGCGGCAAAACTAAATAGTTTAGGTCTTGCCAATGCTGAAAGAATATTAAAGTATGTAGATTTGGCTAAGGTTGAATTAGATGAAGACTTCAACCTTACCAATTTTGATGAGCAAGTAGATACAATTAAGGCAGATTTTCCTGAATTATTTGATCCAAAGCTCAGAGTTGCAGGTTTGGCAGATACAGCTGAAAAGAAAGTAAATGTCCAAATGTCTGCATCAGAGCTACAAGCTAGAGCTATTTTAAGCAGGTAGTTCAAATTTGTGATATAATGGCCTTATACCGCAATTTGCCAATGGACGTTGGATTTGCGGAACTTGAAAGTATTCGGACGATTATTTCACATTTCGTAAATCTAATTAATTTTCAGGAGAAATAAAACATGGCAAGAACAGATTTTACAGAAGCCAATGGTTATATTCTCGAAGAGCAAGGTTCCGTTGTTATCCAAGATCTCTTGGCTAATTCAGCTGTTGAATCATTTGCTCGTCGTGAAGCCATGGCATCACGTACAAAGACTGTGCCTCGTTTCAAGACTGACGCTCCAGCAGTTGTTGCAGAAGGTGCAACAATTGGAGAAGCAACAGCAACTCTAGACGAAATTGTACTTACAGCACGTAAGTATGCACAGATCATGCACGTATCTGAGGAAGATCTAAACGATAATCTCGTAGATGTCCTCACAGCTTCAAAAAGAGAGTGGGCATCCCGCTTTGCTCGTAAGTTTGACAACGCCTGCCTTGGCGTTACAGTAGCAGGAGATGGAACTGACACAGCTCCATACACATCGCTATACAAGGCACTAACAGATTTGAACGCAGGTTCAAACATCATTACAACAGGTGGAGACCTTTCATACGCAGATTTGAACGCAGCTTTGGGAATTGTAGAAGATTCTTCTAAGTTTGATTCAGCAAACACCGTATGGATGGCACACCCAAAGATGCTCCAGCACATTCGTGGAATGATTAAGGGTAACAATGACCTTGTTCTTCCAGATCCACTTGCAGGAACACCAGGATCTCTATTTGGATATCCATTGGTAATTTCCTACGGTGCAGCTAAGGCATCTGCAGCAACTGATGCTCCATCAGGAAACCCATTTATCGCAGTTGGCAATCGTCAAATGTTGATCAACGGTGTTCGTGGTGGAATTGAGTCTGTAGTCTCAAGAGACGCAGAATTTACTAAAGACGGAGTTCTTCTCAAGACACGAGTTCGTCGTGGCTTTGCTATTGCTGATGCTGATGCATTTGCAATCGTTGAGAAGACCGCAGCATAAGGAGGAATTGACTAAACATGGCATCTAAACTATACGGACAGTTCCTACAAAAGGCTCTTAACAAGGAAGTAGATTGGGACTCTGACACAATCAAGGTCGCACTTCTTACCTCGTCATACAGCCCTAACCAGGACTCACATGATTACTATGATGATGTAACATCATTTGAAGTATCAGGCACTGGCTACACCGCAGGTGGAGCTACCCTAGGAAGCAAGACCTCCACATATGACAGCGCAAACAACGTAATCGTTCTTGACGCAGCAGATGTAACTTGGTCTTCTTCAACAATTACTGCACGTTATGCAGTCGTTTATGATGATTCACCTGCAACCAATGCTACAAAGCCACTTATTGGTTATGTAGATTTTGGTTCAGATCAGTCTTCAACAAACGGTAACTTTACTATTACATGGGATGCTACAGGAATTGTACGCATCACCATTGCGTAAGGATAAATAAATAATGGATGTAAGGATTGAAGTTGGTGTATTAACTGCAGGTGCAGAAGCAATTGTTGCAACTGTAGAGACTGTTAAGGTTCACAGCGTGGAAATAATCTCACCTGTGGTTACCAACTTCATCCTTGCTCCTGTTATTTCAGTAGGTGGAAATAGTATTTCAGCAGTAAATCCAGAGATTTTTGTAGGAGGAGAACTGGCTGTAGCTTAGGCTATGGCCATTTTTTATTATGGGATTATATAATGACGCAGTAAATGCTCTCAGTCCAACACATTATTGGAAACTTGATGATGCTTCAGGAAACTTTACAGATTCTGGATCTGGCAATGTAACTCTTACAAAAACAGGTACAATAACACAAAATCAAGCTGGCGGAATTGATGGAAGTGTATTTGCATCTTTTAATACAAGTGCATATGCCCAAGGAAATATTGGAACATCTGTTTGGACAGATAGAATATTTACTATATGCGGATGGTGGAAGAAAGGTTCTACAAGCAGCAACACAAGCGATCTTTTTGGAACAAATAGAAGTAGCACAGCGGCTGTAAGAATAGGTATGGCATCTGGAGTAGTTACTGGAAGAATAGTAAATGATGCTGGATCAGTAGTAAGTGCTGGTTTGTCATATACCCCAGATTCAGATTGGCATTTCTACGCACTTGTAGGAAACAACACAACTTTAAGATTTTATGTAGATGGACAACAGTGGGGCGCAACAGCCACAATTTCTGGCAACCTTACGCCAAATGGTAACTTTACAATAAATGATGCTTTTATTGGCGGAGCAAATGACGGATCATTTGATGAAGTAGCAGTATTTAATTCAGCTTTAACTGGCACACAAATTAGAAATCTTTATTTACAGCAATCTGCAAACTATAGAAATTCTATGCAGGCAAAGATTGCAAGTTATAGCCCAGAATATCATTGGCAATGTGATGCAGCTGATTCTGCTACACCAATTTGGCATACATCTGGTAGTGCAACCGATAATACTTCTTGGTCAAGAACTACAACCGCACCTTCTGGAAATATAACCAGAGTATCATCTACTTTACCAACAGCAATGCCAAATGCATTTATGTATAGCATTCCTTATGCATCTAGATATAGAACTAACGCCACAGTTTATACATCTACAGAAGCTACAGATTTAGATTTTGTTGTAGGTGTATGGTTTAAACAAAATACAGGATCATCAAATGCAGCATCATTAACTAAGATTTTAGGAACTACTGGAACTGTCTTTGATATGACTATGTACTCCTCAACCCATGGAACATATCCTGGTAAAATGTTTTGGACTGCTGCTGGAACATCTGCAAGCGGTACTATAAATGTTGATGATGGAAACTGGCATTTCCTTGCTATTAGAAAGGTAACAGGAAATAACGCTTATAAATGCTTTGTTGATGGTGTATTAGATGTAACAATTACAACTGCATCAAGCATGACTGCTGGAAACTGGCAGGTTGGTGATTCAACTCAAGGTTCTGGATCAGCTACTGTTCATGTTGATAACTTCTTTATTGCTTCATCTGCAAATGTTACAGAACAAAACCTATTAGATATTCGTCAGTTTGCTTTCCCTGCAGCTACAAATGGTGGATACACAGCACAAGTAATGACTGTAACTACATCTACATTCCCAGATCCTGCTATAAGTGTACAAAAGAGCGGCGGCTACACAGCAGAATTAATGGAAGCTACAAATGCTTTGGTTGTAGATCCTTTAGTTTCAACAGATTTAAGTTATGAATTTAATGCATCACCACTTACCGTAACAAATGCTGAAATTGTTGCTCC